GGAAGATAGCGTTGTCGCCTCCTCCTGAACTTGAGCTACCGCCGCCGCGGTTTTCTTGCTCTTGCAATTTTGCACGAATTTCTGCCAATGTTGCCATAGTTATTCTCCTTAATTATGCCTATGTTTGTTGCCTAAGTATGCCTCATGACTACTTATATAGTCACTAGTATATGTGTAGTTTGTGAAGTTGTCAACTGAAAAGTTTATTGAAATCGTATTTGTTAAATGCGCTTTCAAATGTTTGTTCATAGTCTTCACTAGCCACAGTTTCACTTGCTGGTTCTGCTTTCATCTTAGACAGCAATGTTTTGATAGCCAATACGGCTTTCTTTAACATAGCACCATCTTTGATATTGTCAACCTCATCGTCAAATCTTGACAACAAGACAGCAAGTTGATCCTGATCTTTGCCACCATCAATTGCACCAGCTAGATAACTTGCCGCTGCACCCAATTGTGTTTGAATGGACTTGTCTCTCATGAGTGTGTTGCCCATTGGGTTTTCAGGATCGCTTTTTACATCAACACCTTTACGTAGTCTAACACGATCCATTCCAATAATAGTGTTAACTAAGTTATCCAGTGTTTCTTTTGCAAATTCATCACGTTCTTTGATTGCTTTCATCTCCTTAACGAGTGCATTCACATAAGGTAACGCACCGTCGATGTTTTCATCAAATGTGCGTACTGTAAACTGATTACGAAGTTTGTTACGATCTGTTTCATTGATCTTAACTTCTTTTGCTTCAAATTGTTCTTTAGTTTCATGATAGCATTTACAACCTTTTAGTTTGTTAATGCTTTCTCTGATACTAGCAATACGTTGAGAGACTGCTTCTACGATTTCTGCTGTATCTTCATTTACCAGACCATTGCGCTTACTGTAGTTTGCAAACTCTTTGAGCTTTTTAAGTTCTACAGTTTGTTCTTGTATATACTGTCCAAATTCATCATGCGGGTTGCCACCTTCTTTAACATGACGGAGCATAGCTCTGCCGCCTGCTAAGTTGTTGGTTGGCATTTTGAATCTTTCGCCTTCAGCATTTTCAACATAGATAGCACTGATGTTTCTGCTGCGGCTCCCACGTGATTCTTCATTCACTGGTTTTGTGTGTTTAATAATTAGTTTAGCACTTTCTAATTTTTGGTAACTGCTTTTACTAGTTCCCCATGCTGCACTAATACCTTCGTCGATTTTCATGTCTCTCACCTTTTGCGCTTGGTAATCTTGATCTTTTGGTTCAATCTCTTTTGTAAAACTTTTAAGTGTATATTCAATGATACTGCGATTGGCTAGATTTTTAAGTTGAAACAGTGTATCTTTAAAAGCATCTAAATCTGTATTACGATTAACACTAACACGAATTTCACGTTTACTGTCTGTTTCGTCTAAATTTACCATACTTCCGGTACCTTTAATGTAGAAACGTCTTGCCTGTTCAGGATCAACAGTGTTATCACCTTCGTCCGTAAACAACTGTACGCTAGCACCGCTGCCTTTTAAAATTTTAAAAATTTCATTGGCAATATTGTTACTACTAATCATTGAATCAATTCCTTTAATGTATTTATGTTAGAAACACAAAAGGCATGGGCTCCACACTTTCATCATCGTCGAACGTGTCTTTGAGTTCATCGTATGCACCTTCGTCATATTGTGCAACTTGTTGAGCTATTCTTACTACTAGTACACATGCCATTACCAGGTCATCTGTTTCACCGTCTTTGGCAGCAAAGCTACTGCCTCTAGCAATAAATGTTTTGATTTCTCTGAGCAATGCACTACTAGCAATCTCCATTCTATCTGTTTCAATCCATGTTTTGAGTTTGCTACAGGCTGCAAGTTTGCTTTTGTTGGTGGTAGTAAATCCTTTTCTAAAACCTCTGTTGGCACTGCGTGGTTGACTAATTAATGTACCTGGAATGTTATCTTCTCCTACTTCATTGATAACAACCAATGCAGCTTCACCTAGTGTATTGTTTTCCACACTCCAATAAATTTCACTTTCTGGTGCTTCTTCTTGGATAGCCATTAACATGCTTCTTAGTATTTTGATTTGCTCGGTGATAGGAGTTTTATTGTGCATCCATTCTGCTACTTGACGCATGCCAGGCAATTCGTATATTTGTATTGCAGCATTGTCGCCGCCCGTTCCTAGACTAGGATCAAGACCTGCGATGTATGTTTTACCTTTGGTAATATTTTTGTACCAACGCACTTGTCCTGTACGCTTGTAAACTTCTTTGCTTTCCATAACAGCCAGTTTTAAACTGCTGATAAGGGTTTCGTCATAAGCAATAAACTCGTTAAGATGTTCACGACGAAAACGTTCTTCGCCTATTTTGCTTTGTTCTTGATCAGCCCACTCTTGATCTCTGTCTGGATGTTGTTTCCAATCTGCACTGTATGCTTTGAATCCGTTTTTACCGGTTTCTTTTTCATTGCCAAATTCGTCTAGTGTGTTACATGCACCACGCCAAATTTGTGCAAACTGATCATCGTCTTGATTTGGTGTACTTGTGATAATACACTTACCACCTGTACTCAATGTTGGACTGAGTGCTGTCCAAAACTCACGAGCAATAGTAGGTCTCACAAATGCAAACTCGTCCAAGTATGCCAGTGAAATACTCAAACCACGTCCAGTGTTTTCAGTGGTTGCTTGTGCAATAATACGTGATCCGTTATCAAACTCTAGTGATCCTTTGTTGTATGCTGTTACACCTGCACGTACATGATCAGGTAAAAGTTCATATGCAAATCTCACACGTTGCATAATTTCTTGCGCACCACTATACTTGTGTGCAGCAATAAGAATAGTCTGATCTGGCACATACATAGCATACCATAATAGGTATGCGGCCGCCGCAGTTGACTTACCCATCTGGCGACTAATAAGAGCAATACTATAACGATGATTATGATAAGCATCTAATAATCCACGTTGAAAGTCAAACAAATCAAAACGCATTCTGCCTTTGACGGGATGTTGAATCCACACAAAGTTTTCAATAAAATACAAAGGATCTTGTGTACACTTCACAAGATCTTCAATTTGTTCTTTTGTGAACTTCTCTTTCTTGTAAGGTGATTTAATTAAATTAGTATCTACTGCCATACTAGTACTTATCAGAAAAAGAGACAGTGTAAAATACACTGTCTCGCTAGTTTAAACGCCTGCTAATTTTTTAATTCTTGAAAGATCAGCACTTTCCATTTCAAGTGAACCTTCAAGGTGTGCTCTACCATCTTCTTGCATACCTTGTTCACTGAACTGAACTTCTGTACCAATCATATCGCTGATATGTTCTTCAAAACCAGTGTCTGTGTAAACTGTCCAAGGACCATCATGTTCCACAGTCACTTCAATCATGCCATCCCGTTCTTCAACTTCATAGTCAGTCATTGTAACACTAGGTGGATTTTCACCATCTCTGTCCCAAATACTGTCGCCTGCTAATTTAATAGGCTGTGGCAAACTAGCATATCCTGGGCCTTGTTTGCTTGCTTTTGCTGGATTGTAATCCGGTGCGCCCATGCCTGCTTCTTCAACACTTTCATCTTGCATATGACTGGTTGTGCCTTGGTGCCCTGATTCTAGTGCATCGTAAGCGTCAGACAGTGCTTGTCTAATATCATCAAGCCAAGAAGTATCACCATTGATATCCTCTATGGCTTTTTGCAATAAACCATCTGATCTAAAAACTTTTTCAAGTCTGTTAACTTGGTTCATTGCACCTGTAAAGGTATTATCTATTTTTGATTCTTGACTGTGTGCCATTGTTATAGTCCTGCTAGTTTACGTAGCATGTCAATATCGTCGTCTAATTTGTGTGCTACATCTTTTTTCATTGTAGTTTTGTGTGTTTTACCACCAAATTCAAATGTATCTTTACCTGCACGAGCCGCTGCCGCCGCTGCTTGATTAAATGCATTTTCTTCAACATCATCTTCGTCAACCATTGCTTCTTCCACTGATTCATCTGTGTAAAGAGAATTTTCAATTTCGTCTGATACTTGACGTGCAAGACCAGCGGCTTTTTGTATGCTTTTTACTGCATCGTCCATACCATTTTGCACATCTGCCAATGCATCATGCATATCGCCTTTGTCTGACATATCGTATTGATATGGAGCTTCACTAACTGATTCATAGTACTCATCTGCCATTTCTTTGCCATACTTTTTAGCAAATTCTTCTTTTGACATTGTTTCTGAATCACCAATGATTTGATCACTCATACGACCTTCTGTAACAGACTCATTGCAATCGCAATCGTCTGCACATGCATCATGGTCTTCATGTGTTTCACATTCACAATCTGCTTCTGTTACTACTTGGTTTTGTGCAGCTTTATACTGTGCATATGCTTCAGTAATATCTTCCACATTGTGATCTTCGTAAACTTTTGTTTCATCTACAGTTACATGCTCGCCGTTGGCTCCCAAGTATCTGCGTAGGCTTAGGTCAGCAGGACTACCTAATGGGCCTTTGTATTCTTCTGGCTCACCGCTGTAGTGATCACCACTATTTTGGTAGCCTTCTTCTTCAAGATCAGCTTCACTTTGCAATTGATTCAATTGCTCTGGAGTTACCAATGCAATCAATGTTCTCATGCCATCATGTGAATCTTGTGGCTGTTCTTGCACTGGTGTGTCAGCTGATTTACTAAGTCCTGCTAATTTAATTAAATCATCTAAATTCATTGTCTCACACCTTGTATTCTTTGTATAATTCTGCACCCAAACTGTCTTTTACCATTTTTTCGTTGTATTTGTCGCCATAATGATCTTCGGGGTTAATTTTTTCTGCTTCGCTGTAATCTGCGTCAGCTAGTACGCTGGTTGCTTCTTCATCTGATTCTTCTTCAACTTCCCAAAGCTCTTCAGCTTCTTTCATGTTGTGTACAATCATGCTGCCCATACTGCAACCACAAATGCTTGCAATTTCTTCGTGCAATGCATGAGGTGTTGCTGGTAGCTTAGTAGCAAAGTCGTATATGTAAACTTCTTGTGCGCCTACATCTGCAAAGCCCCTTGGCTTGTGCATGATGGTTTTCTTAGGAGCACCCATGCTTTCCATGTTGTATTTTTTCATATGGTTTTCAATTCTGTCCATATGTTCATCTGAAATCTCGTTTAGACTACGAAGTCTGAACTCATAGGTTTTTTCAGATTCAGCTAGATATTGTTTCAAACTTTTCATCGCGATTTCCTTAACTGTAGTTATTTATCCGAATTATTCATTTTATTAATGACTGCATTAATTAATGCATTACGATCTTCAAATTCCTCTGCTTCGCCTTGTATACCTGTATCTCCACGAGATTTAGCTTCTTGTGCATCGAATTTGGCTTTTTGTAATTGCAGTTGCACCATTTTTAGTTTTTTGTCCATCTTAGCTGTTTTAGCAGTGATAGCGTTGGTCATCATTTTACTTGCTGTATCAAATATAGCCGCCGCATGTCTATCTTCTACGTTTTGTCCAAGATCCATAAGGTCTTGAAATGCATGCATTGCCTTCTGAGCATAGTTGTCCATGTCAGCATCCAATGCTTCTAAGTCTCTAACCATAGGTAATGCAGCATCAATTTTATCTGCTACATCCAGTTGTTGCTGTAACTGTGCAAGATCTAATCCAGTTTCTTCCTGCTTGATAGGCTCATCTTCGTATTCTTTTTCCATTGGAGGCAAATCAAATACGTCTTCAATTTTTTTGTTCATTTTCTTTTCCTCTTTTTAGGCTGATTGAACAACTCGTTTTCTGTTAACACTCTAAATCCAACACCCTGTCTTTGACAAAATATTTTAGCAGCTTGCCATTTGGCTTCATTTACGATTGCTTGTGCTTTTTGTACTGTGCTTCTAGCATGAGCAAGTGTTTGACCAGCAGGTTTAATTTCAATCATTTCTGCTTTGCGCTGTTTATTCTTATCTTCATACACTATGAAAAAGTCTGGAACATAGTGTGTATTTTTACCTGTTGCTGGATTTCTATAAGGTATTCTGTGTGCTTCACTAGCCCATGCTAGTATATTAGGATGTGTATCTAATAATCTCATAAATTTCAACTCCCATCCACTGCGATAACGAGGACGGTGTTTTCCTACATACTTCTGAGGATTTTTGACCTCATATATCCCTTGTTGAAATTTATTTGCCATTCTAGCAGTATTTATTAGCGTATAAAGTTAGATAAAAATCTCTGCACTGATGAAGGTATTTGACTTGTTACAAAGTTTCTAACTTGACTAGTAGCAAATTGCTGTGGATCAAAACGTTGTCCGTTTATTATTTGCGTTGCGGCTTGATTAACAGCATTAGAAATAAAATTGTTAGAATTGGATCTGTTAGCCACTGTGGTTGCTTCTGCACCTCCAGATGCAACTTGTGCAGCACTTGCACCATTGTCTCCAAGAGGAAATATATTAACATGCTCTGGTTGAAATTGTACTGTGTATTGAACAGGCTGACTGTCGCTGTAGTCTAATCTATCATGATTAATATTAGTAATCATGCAGTTGTACAAGTGTGTACGTCTGCCGCCTTGTGCAGTATCTTGTTGAGTAATAACAATTTCTTCAAAGAAAAATCTTTGATCGTCTCTTAGTGTTTTAGCACCAAACAAATGAACTCCTCCACTGCTGAAGTTTTCATTGGTAATTGGACTATCATTAAAATTGCTAGCAGCCATTTGATGTCCTTGATAATAGTGATTTGCATATGACTGCATCAAGTAATCAAATTGACTGTCTTTGGTGTCGTAGAATATAATAGTAACAGGCTGAACAGTCATCCTAGTAGGAATATACCTCATTCTGTTGTATTGATTAACTGTGACAACATTGTAATCATAGTCTGGAAGGCCCGCACTGCTTACTCTGTGAAAAGTGAAGGCTCTTCCAAAACTTTCGTCTACTAACGAAACAGTAGGATTCAGAATCATATCAACACTAAATTGAAATTTAGATCTTGGTATGCCTGTTAATACTTGACTACCATGCTGAACATTAAAGTGATCAGCGGCAGCATTGTAAGGGCCGGTATTACTAATTAATCCCACTGCGCTAGTCCTAATTAGTTACCGCCACCTGTAGCGTTACTAACTGATTGATCAGGTGTTTCACCTGTAAGTGTAGCATTGCCAGCAGCATCATAAATTTCTGCGTTGTCGTAACGAATCTGTACAGTAACATTTACTTGACCACTGTTTGAATAGTCCATATCTCCGTACTGAATATTGCTGATATAGCAACCTGCTAGTTCAAATTTGTCTAGTACACCTGGTGTTGGGTTTGCACCGTCTAAACTTTCTACAGTCATTTGGAATTTATATCCACTGCCTGCTCTGCTACTTGCTTGGTTAGCGTGATCAACTTGTCTATTAAGTTGATTGTTTAGCTCTCTAAGCACTGCACTGTCCACATCGTCTCTGATTACCACAGAGATTGGATCCCAAGTGTGCTTACCAGCTAGATAAATTCTTGAGTTATATGCATCTAAAACTACTTCGTCGTGTGTAAGTGAAGGGCGTGTTACGCTAATAACACTTCTTGTTGGAGTAGCACTGAAGCCATCTCCTATAAAAGTCACTCTAAAACGATATGCGAGCTTAGGCATAATTGTTGTTGTGTTTCCTTGATTGTCAGGAACGCCTAATGTTGTAATAACTGCCATGTCGATCTCCTCATAATACCGGCTATACGTATTTATGATTTTTAGTCAAAAAATTAGGCGCCCTTGGACGCCTAATTAAGTATTCAGTTAATTTTTTTAGTTAATTGCCCTAATTGTGCCTGTGTTAACCACTCTAATTGGGATATAAATGAACTCAACCGCTTTGGCTGGCTCAATCGCAACGTCAATGTATAGTTCATTACGGTCAATACGTGCTGGAGTGTTGTTACTCTCATCACATACAACTGCAAAGTCATACAATCCTCTGCGGCTCAGGATATCTGCTAGGAATCTTTCAAATACGATTTTAGCTCTATCTCTTGTTAACTGATCATTGATCTCAAATAGGAATGGACGAGCTAGCTCATCAAATCTATCTCTGAGATATGCAACCAAACGTGCAACGTTCACACGATCTAGTGCGCTTGTAGTTGTGTGCAGAGTTTTCTGACCAAATACAATTGTACCTTGTCCTGGGAATGTTGTGATTGGGTTTAGCTTAACAGTGTACATTGCATCACGCTGTCCTTGGTTTAGACTCAAAGGCTTAAATTCGCCTTCTGTTGTCATGTGACCAACGCTGGTAGCATTTTGTACTACGCCACGTGTTGTACCTGCTGGTGGGAACCACTGGAAGCTGATATTGTCGTTGTAAGCATATGTGTACAGAGCCATATGACTTGCTGGACATACCACTGTGTTACCATTTAATGGTTCTGTAGTTTGACAACTTGGATAGTAAACTGCACTGTATGTGTTGTTTGTAATCAAGCCATCTTCGCCATTTTCACTAGCATTGTTGCTGTTTTGTACCCAGTTGATAATATCAGTTGGATCTTTACGAAGTGGACTGTCAAGAATGATAAAGGCTGTTTCGCCTCTGTCACTGTTCAGTGTTACCATTTCGTCTGTCAACTCTGGGAAGTTTGGTGCTGCGATTAAGCTGAAACGCAGTGTTGGATCTCTGAGATCTGTATTTGCTGCCGCAGCTTGCATCGCTGTAGCAATAACACCACGCTGCGCAAAACGTCCAAAACGTCCGCTACCGTCTGCATGATTTGGTGCAGCATTTCTCCATGCACCTGTTCCACCTGTAGTATTTGCTACTGTTGCATTCCATTCACGCACTGTATTTCTACTTTGCGCCATGTTAATAACAACCATTTCGTTTGGATAAACTAACGGATCTGGAGAACCTGTAATTCTTGTAGCATTACCACCAAGCGAGTTGCGAGCATCATCAGTAATGTTTGCAAACAATACACCTTGGCTTGTGCTTTGATCTGTATTATCATGTTTAATCCATGCACTGTTAGCTGAGTTACGTCTATAAATTTTTGGATAATCTCTTTCGTTAGCTTGGTTTTCACCTGCTTGAAGTGTGTCAATCCAAATATCTCCTGCACTTGGTGCATTAGGAGCTGTTTGACTGTAAGTAACCACATCGTTAACTGACACATAGTTAGAACCGTCTACTTTGTATACGTCTAGTGTGTCAATATCGTTGTCAAACCAATAAGTGCCATCTGCTGCGGTTGCAGTAGGCTGGGCAGCTTGTGCTTGTACATCTGTTGTAGCAAGAACACCAGGAGCGCCGCCTGTTAGTACTTCTCTGATGATCAATGTTGCTCGTGTATCAGCTTGTTGGTCAATCAATAAACTACCAACTGAAGCTGTACTAGTTGTTAATGGTGTTACACTAGAACCGTCTGCTGGTACATAATCACCTATGGCAGCTAAACCGTCAGCTTGTGTTGTTGTAACACCTTGAACTGCTACACCGTTAAAACGTGCAACTGCATTGTCATAACGCCAGAAATCTAAGTCCATACCGTTACCTGGGCTTGTTAGTTTAACCCAAATATCGCCATTGCTAGGAGCAACTGGTTCGTTGTAGTGACGATCATATGTTACTGCTTCGCCTGTTGTTAGACCTGTGTTTTGATCCATAAGTTCCCAAGCGCCGCCTACACCGTAGAAAAACTGCAAACTCATTTGTCTATCTGTTGTGATTGCTGTTTCGTTGTCTGTGTGTACTACAACTAAGAATGTTCCATCTGTTGCTGCACTTGCCGCTGTTGTTGGTGCGAATGCAACGTCACCATCAATGTCGGTTTGTGTGCCGGTCGAGTTTACTTCAACTGCTGGTACTACATTTTCCCAACTGTTGTTTACACTATCCCATTGATGAATACCATATTTTGAATAATCTGTGTCTAACCAAACACCGTTGCCTGTTGCATAAGGTGCTGTTGGTTCAACTGTTGTTGAGTTTAGTTGATTTAGGTCAACGTTTGCACGAACAATATATGCTGTGTTGCCTTGTCCTAGATAACTGTATGCAGCCATAAGACCGTATTCGCTGGTCTCGCTGCCTTGTATAATAAGTCCGCTGGTATTTTCTGTGAAGGTTGGATTACCGTAGTACTGTGTAAGTTCACGCTGACTGGTAACTTTAATAGGTTTACCTGCTTGCGCTGCCTTAGTGTACTTAGCAATACCGTCTGCTTCACTGCCAGTAGGATCTTCTTTGTCTGTACGTGTAGCGATCAATAGTAGTGGTACTGTGCCGGCACCCGGGGCACCGTATGCACTTTCATCTACAACTTGAACCTCTACACCTGGAGATACTAATGCCATAATTTTGCTCCTCTGATAAAAGTATTTGCTAGTAATATTTACCAGAAAGGCTATATATCAGGGGGGATATGATAGTTAACCTAGTACTTAATTAACTAGCACTGTAACTATCAATATGACTGATGAGAGCATGTACATTGAATTCTAAATCTTCCAATGTGCCATTATTACAAATAGTATAGTCTGACATCCATTGTTCAAGACTCATACTGTTTTTACTTTCAGGAGGAAGATGATCGCTACGGTCAACCCAAATACAATAGTCAAATACACCGGTGTTTTTCATAGCATGAAATTCTTTTTTGTTGCGCAGTCCACAATAGATATCGTATTCTCGAAACATTTCTCTGCCAAGTTTAGCAGGATCTGGAACATTGTAATCGCAGATAGCTTCATACCATTCTTGTCTGTGATTATGCCTATCAGCATAACACTCTTCTTCGTCTTTATAACCGTATTTGTCTTTTAGATCATTGTAGATAAACAATTTACTGCAAAACTTACTGCTACTTTCAAAACTATAACCATACTTGTCTCTGAGTATTTCGCAGACAGTATCTTTGCCATGGCGTCCATGACCAATTACCAACAATTTTAATTTCATACTTAGATAATAATTGGATCTGGCCCGTTTGTCAACCTATAATTACTCCAAGACCAGCTTGTCCTTCTGCATAATATTTGAGATCATCTTCTAGTTTGTCAATGGACATTTGTGCATCGCTTCGCAATGCATCGGCATTTAAACTAGTACCACCTTGCGGGCCTGCAATAGTGTTAAACTTACCACGTGCTTCTGCTAGCATCAGTTTACTATGAGCTAGTGCATAGTCTTTGATCCAAGGTGAACAATAAGGATCTTTAAGAAGTTCTTCATCACTTCTCAACTTATATGTGTGAAGATATACTGTGTCATCTGCTTTGATCTTTCTGTGAATGAAAAGTTTTTTAGTTACAGTGTTCCAAGTAAATGTAATATTTTCTCCAAACAAGCGTCCTAGTGTTTCTCTGTGTTGTGCAAGAGCATCAAATGTTGCCATGCCTCCTGCTCTGCCACTGTTTAACAAATAGTTGTTTAAGTATGCAGTTTCAAATGGTTCAATATCACCTCCACTGCCAGCATTTAGTGTTCCGCTACTGCGTCTGTATATGTCCATGACGTCAATAATTTCGTCTGCTAACGTATACTCAGTGACTTCTACTTTGAGCTCTAGTGGTACAAAACTTTCTTCAACGCTGTTTTCACTACGCTGTCTATACTTTTCTAAACTTTTTTTGATAGCCAAGTCATAGTGTTCAGGGTCGAGTTCTACGTCAACCATCTGTCCACCTAGTCTTAGTTCTATTTCTTTGATCAAATCATCTTTTAATGCCATACAAGTATTTATTACTTGAATGCTTTTAAGATGATAGTGTCAGCATTGAATCTGCCGTTGAGTTTTGTCTCAGTGGTTTTAAGATATCCAAACTGTGCTTTGAGTTTGTGTTTAGTAACTTTTTTCCAATTAGGCAGCACTTCATCGGGCTTACGCACTGTTTTTTGCAAACTGCGATTCTCATCATAAAACTGTAGTGTAGTTCCTTTAACTTTGAAACCTGTGTGTTCTTGTGCATAATAAATGCCCAGTTTGCGATTCTTTGTGTTGAATACTACCAATGCAGTTGCGTCAATAATATCTGCTGGAGGAATACTGCTGAGTCCAAAATCTCCGTCACTGGGTTTGAACTTGAGCTTTTTGACCAACTCTGCTGCACTTTTTTGTTTGGGTTTGCGCACTGCACGAGTTTGTTTTTTCTCTGCTTTGATAATTTCAATGCCATCAAACATACGTTTGTAGAAATCTGTTAGTTCTTTGATTTCTTTTTTACTGTAGGTATTGTAACCTTCTGCAAGTTGTTGTTGCATATCGTCTTGCTTTTTAGCAGGAGGAAGATCATTTAGTTCTTGCAGTTCTTCATACTGACCTCGATAAAACTGATCTACAAACCGCAAGTGTCCTAGATTCATTTCTTGTTTTTTAAAATAGTTTAATGGATTACATTTTATCAACGGATTCTTTTTGCTGTCACGCATCCAATCATCTAACCAGTTGTCCAGTTCTTCTAGTTTGTCAATGGTTGCTTCTTCAAGACGTTCTTGAATAGTAGGCACATATGGTTTCTTTTTAGTTTTCTCTTCAGCTTTT